AAAGGTATCCGTACAGCCAGCCACGCAGAGCTTGGTGCATACCGGGGAGGACCCGGTATTGTTGCGGGATAGAGCAGTAAGGCAGCTCGTCGGGTTCATGCCCCGAAGGTCGGTGGTTCAAATCCACCTCCCGCTACTCATTAATAGAGGACTTCCACATGGAGGTCCTTTTGTTTACCCATTTACCATACGCCGGGTGAAACCAAGACCGGCGGACCTCCTTCTACAATCATGGAAAGGCGGTGATCCATATGGCGAGAGCGCCGGACCACAGAGCAGAGAGAGCGCGGGACATGTTCCTGACGGGGAAGAAGCTGGTTGACATTGCCAACGAGCTGGGAGTGCCAGACAGCACGGTTCGCAGATGGAAACATACTTATAAGTGGGAGGGCGAGCGCTCAGAAAAGGTAATCGAGCGCTCGAAAAGAAAAGGCGAACGTTCAGAAAAGAAAACGAACGCTCGGAAAGAAGAAACAAAGGTCGTTGCTGATGAGGTCATACAGGTAGTTGATAATCCTGATCTGACTGACATGCAACGGCTTTTTTGTATTCTGTACGTCAGATGTTTCAACGCTACCAAGGCGGCGATCAAAGCGGGATACAGTCGGAATAGCGCAATGGAACAAGGATATCAGCTACTACGGAATCCTTCAGTCAGAGACGAGATAGCGCGCCTGAAGCAACATAGGCTTAATCAGGCCATGCTTGACGAGGCGGACATATTCCAGAAATACATGGACATTGCGTTCTCAGACATTACCGACTATGTGGAGTTTGGACGGGAAGAGGTTCAGGTGATGGGAGCGTTCGGACCCGTTCAGGTGGATGATCCTGAGACAGGCGAAAAAAAAACGCTCACAAAAGAGATTAACAGCGTTCGGTTCCGCGAGTCGAACGAGGTGGATGGAACGCTCATTACGGAGGTCAAACAGGGCAAGGATGGCGCAAGCATTAAGCTGGCGGACCGTATGCGGGCGCTTGATTGGCTGGCTGATCATATGGACCTTGCGACGGCAGAGCAGCGGGCGCGTGTTGCGCAGCTCAGAGCACAGACCGACAAATTAACCGGAAACAACGAGGAAATCGAGGATATGGGAGAGGTGGAGGGCGATATATATGGCGGAAAATAAGTTCGTCAGGAAGCGCACAATTCCATTCCGGTTTTCGGAAAAGCACAAAGATTATATCCGCGCTTGCGAGGCGTGCATGTACAATGTGGCTGAAGGCGCGGTAAGAGCGGGTAAAACGGTTGACAATATATTTGCATTCGCGCATGAGCTTAAAACAACGCCTGATCGGATACATCTGGCTACTGGCTCCACGATGGCGAACGCCAAGCTTAATATTGGTGACGCGAACGGTTTCGGGCTGGAATACATTTTCCGCGGTCAATGTCATTGGGGGAAATATAAGGACAACGAGGCGCTGTTTGTCAAAGGGCCAGATACCCACGGTAAGCAGAAAATCATTATTTTCGCCGGTGGAGCCAAGGAGGATAGCTATAAGAAGATTCGCGGTAACTCATATGGTATGTGGATTGCGACGGAGATCAACCTCCACCACGACAATACCATCAAGGAGGCGTTCAACCGACAGTTGGCGGCCAAGCGCCTGAAAGTGTTCTGGGACCTTAACCCAGACAATCCAAGGGCTACAATATACTCCGATTACATAGACAAGTATCAGCGGCAGGCAGACGCCGGGGGATTCCCGGGCGGATACAATTATATGCACTGCACTATCTACGACAATATCAATATCACCCAGGAACGTCTACGGGAAATTGAAAGTCGTTATGATAAGAACAGTATATGGTATCTGCGGGATATAAAAGGAATGCGTGTTGTAGCCAACGGGCTAATATACCGCAGGTTCGCGGATGACACCAGCACCAAGCAATATACTTTTCGAATCCCAGAAAAGCCCAAGGATATTATGGAAATCAACTTGGGGATTGACTTTGGGGGAAGCAGTTCCGGCCATTCCTTCACAGCAACCGCGATTACCCGAGGATATCATAATGTGGTTGTGCTGGCCTCTGAATGGATCGGTTGCAAGGATGAGAGCGGGAACCAGATTGAGATAGACCCGGAAATGCTGGGAACCAGATTTTGCGATTTTTGCCAGAAGATTATTAGTCGTTATGGTTATATCACAACGGTATATGCAGATAGCGCAGAACAGACGTTGATAGCTGGTATCCGCAGTAGCCTCCGCAAGCACGGGCTTGGATGGGTGCGGGTTGAGAATGCGCTAAAAATTGAGATAAACGACAGAATCAACGCCGCGGCCATATTGATGGCGCAGGGGCGTTTCTTCTATGTCGGGGGAGAATGCGCAAGTCTTGTCAACGCCCTGAGCACAGCGGTGTGGGACCCGAAAGAGTTGACTAAGAACGTTCGGCTGGATGACGGAACCAGTGATATTGATAGCCTGGACAGTTTTGAATATACGTTCGAGCGGATCATCAGCCGCTTGATCAAATATGGTTAGGGGAGGTGATGGGAATGAAATTTACGAAAATGGTTGCGCTAATAACGGATATCCTGAACAAGGACTCAGACACTCAGGTGGATGTGCGCTTGACGTCGCAAATGGCGAACCAGATAGAGCTATGGACCAAGATGTATGAAAACCGATCCCCATGGGTGAACAACAAGGATGTGTTCAGCGCCAACTTGGCTCCGGCTATAGCCTCAGAGCTTGCGCGGTTGGTCACATTGGAAATGAAATCTGATATAACCGGAGGCCCGGCGGCGAATTACTTGAATGAGCAGTACAAGAAGAAAGTGCTCAAAGATATTCGCAGGTATGTGGAATATGGATGCGCAAAGGGCGGATTGATTATCAAACCGTATGTGACCAAACAAGGTCTGGCTGTTCAGTATGTCCAGGCTGATTGCTTTTTCCCCTTGTCATTTGACAGCTCTGGGCGTATTACTCAGTGCGTTTTTACTGAGCAGTTCCGAAAAGGAAAAAAGGTATACACCCGTTTGGAGGTACACACTTTACAGGGTGATCACATCCTAATTAATAACCGAGCATTTGTAGCAACGAACGATTACAGCTTGGGGAGCGAGGTGCCGGTTGGATCGGTAGACAGATGGTCAGAACTAGCACCGAATGTTACGTTCGAAGGTTCTGATCGGCTACTGTTTGGGTATTTCAAAATCCCAATGGCGAACGCGGAAGATTCTGACAGCCCGTTGGGGGTATCAGTGTATTCAAGGGCGGTTGACCTGATCCAGGAGGCAGACAGGCGGTATTCAAACATTTGCTGGGAGTATGAAGGAACACAGTTGGCGGTACATGTAGCCACATCTATGCTGAAATACAATAAAGATCAGGACAAACTTGAATATCCTGGTGGAAAGGCCAGGTTATACAGAAATCTTGATTATGACACTGGTGTTACAGACAAGCCATTTTTTGATACGTTCAGCCCAGAAATACGCGATGCCGCGTTGTTCAATGGATTCAATAACCAACTGAAATTAATAGAATTTAACTGTTGCCTTGCCTATGGTACTTTGTCAGACCCGCAGAACATTGATAAGACGGCCACAGAGATTAAGACCAGCAAACAGCGATCTTACACAATGGTTTCGGACACGCAAATGGCCCTTCAAGACGCCCTGGAGGACCTGGTGTATGCCATGAATTTCTGGGCTGTTTTATATGGATTGGTTCCGCCTGGGAGCGATTACAAAGTTTCATTTGATTGGGATGATAGTGTGATTGTGGATGCCGAGACGGAGCGGGAGCAGGACAGGAAAGACGTGGCAATGGGAGTTATGCGGGTAGAAGAATATCGCGCCAAGTGGTACGGGGAGACGCTGGAAGAAGCGGCCAAGAACTTGCCAGATGTGGCCGCTGTAGAGGAGTGACACCATGAGGCCCGATGAACTGGAGAAATTGCCGAAACCTTTGGAGCGCATTATGAGGGACTTGGAAATGTCCATAATGCAGGAGATTATAGAACGGATCAAGGCAGTAGCCCAGCTAACGCCGGTCACTGACTGGCTCCTGGTAAGGTTGTCGGCCATTGGTACGAGTAAGGCCAGGATCAAGCGTATGATTGGGGAAGCACTCGTAGAGTCTGACCTGCGGGTAGATGATATCTATGAACAGGCGGTACGTTCTGATTACATCCGTAATAAGGAAATATATGAGTCTGTAGAGAAGGAATACATCCCATACGAGGAAAACAAGTGGCTGCAACAAGTTGTTGAAACAGCCAGGAGGCAGACAAAGGACAGCCTGCGTCCCATGGAAAACATCACCCAGACAATGGGGTTCAACGTACTGATGGGAAACGGTAAGAAGGTATTCACGCCGCTATCTGAGTATTTTGAGCGCAGCATGGACAAGGCTATGATGGGGATCGTCACAGGCTCCAAGACCTACAGTCAAGCCGTGGGTGATGTAATTGACGAGATGACGGCCAGCGGAATTCGAACGGTAGATTATGCCTCCGGTAAGTCGGATCGGATTGAGGTGGCTGCCCGCCGGGCTGTTATGACCGGTGTGGCACAGATGACGGATAAGGTCAACGAAAAGAACGCCGAAGAGCTTGGAACGGATGACTGGGAGGTTGATTGGCACATGGGTGCCAGAAATACCGGAACGGGATATCTCAATCACCAAAATTGGCAGGGAAAAGTATACAGCAGTGCGGAAATGCGGACCATCTGCGGACTGGGTGAAATGCTTGGTTTTGCAGGAATTAACTGTTATCATATCCGGTTCCCGTTCATCCCCGGTATCAGCAAGCGAAAATATACGGATGAGTGGCTGGCAGAGCAGAACCGGCGGGAAAATGAGAAAAAGGTTTTCCGAGGCCGGGAGTATGACACCTATGGGGCCTTACAGTATCAGCGAAGCCTTGAACGGACGATCAGAAAACAGAAGCAGGACGTTTCACTGCTGGAGGCTGCCGGGGCTGATAAGGAGATTATCACAGCGGCGAAATGCCGATTGAGGTTGACCAATAAAACGTATACAGAGTTTTCAAGGGAAATGGGCCTGCGGCAGCAAAGGGAGCGGTTGCGAATCGCGATAACGGCATAAAGGAGGTGAGGGGGTTGGGATTAATTACACGTCTGAGGCAACGGTATTGTAAACATAATTATCGCAAGCATTGGAGCCGAGAAAACGGCGGATATGTGAAACGGTGCACTAAGTGCAACAAGATTGAAATGTATGAGAGGTAAGCATCCAGAAATATCCTGGGTGCTATTTTATACCCAAATTGGTCAGATGATAAGACCTAAAATAGTCAGCCGTTGGTGGATGGTTACACACCTACAAATAACCTAATGACGGGCAGGAAAGGAAAAAATGAAAACAGAAGATTTACAGGCAAAGGGATTGTCTCAGGACCAGATTGATTATGTCATGGCTGAGTATGGCAAAGACATAAACGGGATCAAGCAGGAAAGAGACAACTACAAAACACAGCTTTCGACCGCTCAGGCAACGCTTAAAAGCTTTGAGGGAGTCAATGTTTCTGAGCTTCAGGGGAAAATTGCTACGCTTACGGCGGACATGGCGACCAAAGAATCGGAATATCAGAGACAGCTTGCGGATCGTGATTTTAATGATTTGCTGAAGTCCACGGCGGAGGGGTACAAACCCAGAGATATCAAGGCTGTAATGCCGTTCATTGACGTCGAAAAGCTGAAAGCCAGTAAGAACCAGGAACAGGACATTAAAGCGGCGATTGAGTCCGTAAAAAAGGAAAAGGCATATCTGTTTCAGGACGTGGCGATTCCGAGAGTGGTTTCACAGACTCCCGGTCCCGGAGGGGAAAAAACAGATGATACGAGAACAAGAGCAAACGAAGCTTTGAGAAACATTTTAGGAAGAGAATAAGGAGGGCAAATTATGCCGGTAAATATTACAAACAGGGCCGATGCGGAGGCCATTATCCGCGAACAGGTAGTTCAGACAATTTTCCAGGATGCGCCTAAGCAGTCTGTATTTATGGCTTTAGCAAAAAAGCTTCCGAATATGACCAGCAACCAGACCAGAATGAGAGTGCTTGACTTCCTCCCCACATCTTACTGGGTGGATGGTGATACTGGGATGAAACAGACCAGTAAACAGGCGTGGGACAATGTGTATATTAATGCGGCTGAATTGGCTGTTATCGTGCCGATTCCCGAAGCCGTGTTGGACGATGCAGAGTTCGACATTTTCGGAGAGATCACCCCGAGAATCAACGAAGCAATCGGGCAGCGTGTTGACAGCGCCATTATTTTTGGCATGAACCGTCCGGCAAACTGGCAGAATGACATTATTACTCTTGCCAGACAGGCCGGAAATAATGTGGCAGTAGGCTCCAACCCGGATTATTATAGCCTTCTTCTGGGAGAAGGTGGTGTTATTTCCAAGGTTGAAGAGGATGGATATATGGCGACTGGCGCATTGGCAGCCATGAGTATGCGGGCAAAACTCAGGGACATTCGCACGAACGATGGAAATCTTATTTTCAAGTCCGATATGCAGGGATCCACGAACTATGCACTGGACGGGGCGCCGATGTACTTCCCGCAGAACGGAGCCTATGACAACACGATTGCGCAGTTGATTGTAGGCGATTTCAAGCAGGCAGTGTATTCCATTCGCCAGGACGTGACGGTGAAAATTCTTGACCAGGGTGTTATTCAGGACCCGGTTACAAAGGAAATCGTCTACAACCTGGCCCAGCAGGACATGGTAGCGCTGCGAATTGTTTTTCGTATGGGATGGGCACTTCCGAATCCGGCAACTAGAATGGACGAGGATCGTGTGGGTTGCCCGTTCGCGTACTTAGAGCCGACAAGTCCGGCGACTACCCAGAAAGTAACCTTCACGGTTAAGGATAATTCCGAGGCAGCCGCAGCAATCGAAGGAGCCATTGTTGACGTGAACGGTTCCCGGAAGAAAACGGATGCGTCTGGCGTGGCAGAGTTCAACTTAAGAGCAGGAACATATCCGGCGAAGATCAAAAAGTCTGGTTATGGTACGATTAATGATACTGTGGCGATTACGTTCTCGGCGGTGTCCAAAGATATTACGCTGATCCCGAACGCGTTATAGGAAAGGGCGGAGCTGATGGTATACGCAGATGAGAAGTATTATACGGAAAAGTATTTGCTTGGCAGGAAGCCGGTCATCAGCTCCGGCTTCCCCTTCTACGCCCGCCAGGCCAGCCAAGTGATTGATCAGCATACCTTTGGCCGGTTGAAGTACGTGCAGGACGTACCGGAATTGGTCAAAATGTGTTGCTGCGAGCTGGCCGAAGAGGAGTTCCGGAGGGAGAAACAGCAGCGGGACTCCGGCGGGAAAACAGCGGAGAAGATTGGTACATATTCGGTCAGCTTTGGAACGGCGCGTGATCTGGCTGAGGCATCACGATTGGGCTTGCGGTATATCGTCAAAAAGTGGCTGGAGGATACCGGGTTGTGTTATCAGGGGGTGGATTGATGTATACCAATTCGGATGTGACACTGTACCTGTACAGCAAGGACGGGTCGACGGTGAAATACACCCGTAAGCCCATAGAAGGGGTGTATTGGGAGGATGTAAGGCAATCCACATTTCTGCGCACCGGTCAGCGTGACGCCTGTTCTGCGCTGCTGGTGATCCCTCTGGAGAGTCTGGACGGACCGATCAAGTTCACGCAAGGGAAAGATTTGGCCGTCAAAGGGATTATTGCCGACGAGATTAACAGCAGCAGCCAGGAGGCGTTATCCAAGTCATTGGCTGCACTGAAAGCCACGCATGGATATGTAACCATAACCATGGTGGATGATCGTCTGTATGGTAGTGAGACAATGCAGCATTACGAGCTGTCATGTAAGTAGGTGGCTCCGGTGAATGTGAAGTTAAATGTATTGTCCCATGAGGCGCTTTTGGCGAAGTATGGGCTACAAGAAGGTGGACCGGTACAAAAACTGGTAGACAGAGAGGTCATGCGGTATATGGTTGATTACATGCCGCGGCGTCAGGCCGGTGAGCTGGAGCACATGATGATATTGTCCACGGTGATCGGTTCCGGCCAGATTGATATACCTGGCCCATATGCGCATTATCTGCATGAGGGAATTTTATATGTATCCCCGACCACGGGAAGCTCCTGGGCGAAGAAAGACGAGATCAAAGTTCCAACGGATCGGTTGCTGACCTATGCGGGCGCTCCCATGCGTGGTAAGAAATTCTTTGACCGTATGAAGGCGGATCACAAGGATGATATCCTGAAAGACGCACAAGCCCTTGTAGACAGAGGAGGAAAAACGTGACAATCATAGATTATATGCGCCAGAAATTAACCGAGTATCCGAAGATATCGGAATTTCTGGGCGGGGATGATATCCACATTGACTTTACGGACCCGTCACCGGTAAATTATGGCCTGTCAAGCACCGGGGATAGCCTGGTCAAGGAGGATATGCTTGGGAACCAGACGAGGCGACATAACTTCACACTGTATGCGGTGGGGCAGTCGTTCACGGATTACTGGCGTCTGGCGAACAGCAACTTCCTATTGGAATTGGCCTATTGGCTGGAACGCTTGCCGGAGGAACGCGGCATAGAGGTAGAGGTGGATGGAAAGAAGCTGACGGGGAAATTTGTGGGGGCCACCACGGCTAATGCTATGGCTATGCAGCCAATGAGTGAAACAATGGATAACGGCGTACTGTACCAGTTGCAGATAAGCGCCACGTACAAAATAGAAAGCGAGGAATTTTAAATGCCCGATGCAGCAGTAGGAAAGATCAAACGGAAATTCATGGCTCATTTCATCAATGCCGCGTTGCCGTCCGCCTCCTCTCCGGTGTTCGTGCGCCTGGGAAATGACCTGGAAGAGTACAGCGTGGAAATGAATGCCAACGTGGAAACTAAGACCAATATAAAGGGAGAAACCTCTGTCAATTTGGACAGTTACCAGCCGCAGGCGTCGGTTGAACCTTATTACGCCGAGGTTGGCGATCCTCTGTTTGAACGCCTGCAGAAGATTGCGGACGAGCGCCTTACATTGGACGACCTGAAAACCGAGACGGTAGAAGTCCATTTGTGGGAGGCTCCCACATCCGGGAAATACGTGGCATACAAGGAGGACGGAATCATTGAGGTGGTCAGCTATGGCGGAGACACCACAGGATATCAGATTCCCTTTAACGTCCACTCGACAGGTAACCGGGTTAAGGGGACTTTTGACCTTTCGACCAAGACATTTACGGCGGATTCTGGTTCCGCAGCATAAGGGGGATAGTACATGCGCAGTATAAGTTTTTGCGAAAATTATAAGTCGTTTTCGATCAATGGAGATGAAGGCCGGGTAATCAGATTTAACCCGGATGATCCGAATATTTTGGTTCGTGCGGAGGAAGCGCAGAAACGAATCAGCGAAAAGCAGGGGCTGCTTACCACTGTCAAATTGCGGCCAAATGGAAGCCCGGTGAGTAATTCTGAGGCAGCAAGTGAGGCATTGCGAGAATTTGACGATATGATCCGCAAAGAAATTAACTACGTCTTTAACGCGGATGTATATGACACAGTTTTTGCCGGACAGTCTCCACTGTGCATTGTGGGAGAGGAAAAGGATTTTCTGTTTGAGGCGTTCTTGAAGGCCGCAATGCCAATTATTGAAGAGGGCATTGCAGAGTTTAACGCCAAAGGCATGGACCGCATTGAAAAGTATACAAAGGGATATTTGAAATGATTGGCCGGTTGCCTTCCGCCCTGGAGGTTGGCGGAAAACTGTATAAGATTCGCACAGACTTCCGCGACATACTGACTATCATGTTGGCGTTTGCTGATCCTGAGCTCGACGAGCGGGAAAAGTATGCGGTTATGCTTACTATCTTGTATGAGGATCACGATATTCCCGCGGAGGATGTGCCGGAGGCCATAGAGCGGGCTATCTGGTTTCTGGATTGTGGTCAGACCAACGAGGATAAGAAGCCGCCGCGCAAGGTTATGGACTGGGAGCAAGACGAAGCGATCTTGTTCCCGGCCATTAACAAGGTTGCCGGAAAAGAGGTTCGTGCCGTAGAGCATATGCACTGGTGGACGTTCATGGGCTATTTCATGGAGATAGAGGACGGAACATTCTCCACAGTGCTGGCTATCAGACAGAAACGGTCAAAGGGGAAAAAACTGGAGAAATGGGAGCTGGAGTTTTACCGGAACAATCGGAAATTGTGTGATTTGAAAACGAGATATACAGCCGAGGAACAGGCTGAAATAGATGAATTGAAAAAGTTACTCGGGTAGGACGCTGACTGGCGTCTTATTTTTGTGCGCGGAATCGAGGTGATAACATGGCAACAGGCGGGAGCGACGGAAGCTTAAAATTCGACACTAAGATCAATACAGAGGGATTTGACGCGGGCATGTCTACGCTTACCAAGGCTGTGGAGAAGCTTTCTGGTCTGATTGAAAATCTTACCAACCGGATGGAAGGCTCGTTTTCTGGTGCAGGGAGTGCAGCCCAAGCCGCGGCGCAAAAGGTTGACACCGTGGCGGAATCTGCCCGGAAAGCCGCCGCAGAAATGGAGCGCTTGCAAAAAGAGAAGGACGCCACGTTCCGAGGTACGATTGAAAACAATATTTCCAGCCTGTCCCCGGAGCGGGATGGAAATTTTGATGTATACGGCAACGATGTTGATGAGATCATCCGCAAGCAGAAAGAGCTTGAAGCGGCTGCGCGTGAAACGACCAGAACCGTAACGGAAGGGACCGAGCAGCAGGAGCGCAGCGTTGTGGGGCTGAAAGACTCAATGAGGCTTGCACTGGAGGTATTCCAGCGGTTCCCGTCAACCATCAAAGGAGCCTTTGAGGCTGCCGGTGATGCCGCGTCTGGGGCCACGATGAAAACAAGGTCCTTGCAAGATGAGATTGACCGCTATACTGACGCGCTGTATTATGCAGAGCGTTCCGGGCTGGGGCTTGGAGATAAGGCATACGATGAGGCGTATGTGGGGCTTGAACGCGCCAAGCGGAAGGCCGAAGAGTACAAAAAGTCTCTGATGGGAGTGGATCAGAACCAGGATAAAGCCGGAAAATCCGCCAAGAAGCTGGGAAAGAATGTCAAGAGGTTGGGGAACGAATCACAACGTGCTGGCCGGAAAATGACAATGATGTCCATGCTCGGTCGGTCCGTGCTGTTTTCCATGGTTTTCCGCGGTATATCCATGATCACCAACGCGCTCACGGAAGGGATTGGGAACCTGGCGCAATATTCAGATGAGTTCAACCAGGACGTGTCCTCGATGGTGTCCGCAAATACTAAGCTGAAAAACAGTTTTGCCACCGCGTCAGCTCCGATCATAGATGTTATGGCACCGGCGCTGATCAGCTTAATCAACCTGTTGTCAGAGGCGGTCACATGGACGGGGCAGCTCCTGGCGGCGTTGTCCGGGAAGTCCACGTTCGTGAAAGCTGTGGATGTGGAAGAGGATTATGGAGCCTCCCTGAAGGACAGCAACAAGGAGCTGAAAGAGAAGGACAAGCTTAACAAGAAGCTGGCCTTCTCTTTTGATGACCTCATCCAGGCCCAGCAAAAATCTGAAAATAATGACTATGTTGGTCCTACGCCGGATCAGATGTTCGAAACTGTAGAGATCACGGACGATATAGTGACGTTTGCGGATACGGTTAAGGGTGTGCTTTCCGGCCTGTTTGATCCCATAAAGCAGTCGTGGGAAGAGAATGGACACTATGCAACCGAGGCGGCAAAGACGGCATTCAACAGTCTAAAAACGCTTGCGGGCGACGTTGGCGCGTCGTTCATGCAGGTGTGGAAAACGGAAGGCTATGGGAAGCAGATAACGGATGATCTGCTGGTCACATTCGGAAATCTTATGCTGACCGTTGGGAATCTGGCTGATCAATTTGACGAGGCGTGGAGAAGCGGAGACACTGGAACCAGTATTATGCGCCATCTGGGTGACATAGTGCAGGAGATTACCGGGTTTTTCCGGGAAGCGTCTGAGTCAATCAAGGATTGGGCGTCGAAGTTGGATTTCAGCCCATTGCTGCGCTCGTTCGACACCGTTTTGGCGAAGCTTACGCCTATTGTGAATAAGGTTGGAAGCATTCTGTTGTGGCTGCTGAATAGCGTATTTCTGCCATTGAGCAAGTGGGCGCTGGAAAAGGCTGTCCCGGTTGTACTTGATCTGATAGCGGCGGGGTTATCGCTGCTCAATTCCGTTCTGGACGCACTCCAGCCGTTGGCAAACTGGCTGTGGGAGAAATTCTTAAAGCCGCTGGGGGAATGGACCGGGGAAATTATTATTGCAGCATTAGAGAAAATTGTTGAATGGCTCACAAAGTTTTCGGATTGGATTTCAAGCCATCAAGAGGAAGTCCAGTTGATTACAGAATACGTTCTTGCATTTTTTGCAGCCTGGAAAGTAACAGAGTTTGTAGAAAATGTTAAAAGAATGATTGATATTTTATCTGAAAAGGGATTGATGGGGATATTGTCTCAGTTATCATCAAAATTGGATATTGCATCATGGGGATTTTTAGGGACTGCTGCGGCAATCGCCGCCGTTGTCTCTGCAGCATTCGAAATATACCAAAATTGGGATAAAATGACACCCACCGAGAAATTCATAACTGGTTTATTGGCTGCTGCGGCTGCTGCGGCAACATTGGCGGTCGCTATTGGGGGAATCGAAGGACCGTTGGGTGTAACGCTCAGGGTGGCCGCAATAACTGCGGGAGTAGCCGCAGCATTGATTGCCATAAATGCCGGAAAGCGTTCTTCTGCATACCAAGGATCTCATAGTGGAGGTGGAGGAAGCTTTTCAGCCTATTCCATTCCCGTAATGGCATCTTACAAAATGCCCCGACTTGCTACCGGCACCGTGGTTCCCCCGCGCGCTGGCGAGTTCGCCGCAATCTTGGGAGACAATAATGTCGATACGGAGATTGTGAGCCCGGTTCCGGCCATGAAGCAAGCATTCAAGGAGGCCATCGCAGAAATGGGCGGTATTGGCGGGAATCAGACATTAAGGGCGGACCTGATTGTGGATGGAACGAAGTTCGCTCAGTTGGTCTATAAGTACAACAACAGAGAGCGGCAGCGCGTCGGCGTTCGCATGGTGACGGAGGGATAGGGAATGAATGAAAATATCTTTTCCATCGATGGTGTGGAGCTGCGGGTAAATGTGATGAAACTGGAGCGAGGGTTTTCCGTGACTGACACGGAAAACTCTGACCGCTTGCAAAATTACAAAATGCACCGGGAAGTGGCAGGAACATTCTACAACTACACCATGGAAGTGGAGCCGTACCCATCTCACCGGGAAGATTATGATACCTTCTACGAGATCATTACCGCGCCGGTAGAATCTCACCGGATGATATTTCCATATGCTCAAAAGACGTTAGAATTTGACGCATACGTGACCCAAGGAAAGGATACCGTGAAACAGGTAAATGGTCAGAATCTATGGGAGGGATTGTCGGTGTATTTCGTCGCAATGGAACCACAAAGGAGGCCGTGACATGTTTCTGAAACAATCAATCCTATCCGATGCCGCGCAGAACACGGAAGGGCTGAAAATTGTATACGATGACGTGGCACCTTATGCGAAAGAACATAGCAGCCCCCAGGTGATAGACCCGGGGCTGCGGCCTCACAAAGGCTTGTATCCGGGAAAAGGACTATACCCGCGAAAAACTAAGGTAAGGCAGGAATTTCCTGATCTGAGGCGGGATGATCTGACATATCCGGGTTATGCCTTATGTCTCCCTCGGTTCGCGCTGATGAATGGAAAGTACGTCAATTTTCCCGACAATGCGGTGGATTACGGCTATATATCGGATGAGATATCCGGGGCGGATTGTCAGCTTGCAAGGACGGTACGGACCGTCGGACTCCGACCACACACGGGGTTACATCCTGGCGTGTTCCTATTCCCGCGATCAACGACAGAGGAGACAACAAGCAACCCGGAATTGACCATTCTATTCAGCCAAAAATTCACGAGCGTTGGGGTGTTGCTGACGTTCAACATGATGTCAGGTGATTACTGTACAAGGCTTAGAGTCAAGTGGTATTCGGACGGCGAGTTATTATCTGATATGGAGTTCCGGCCTGACTCAGTGCGGTATTTTTGCAATAACTATGTGCGCCTCTATGACAAGATCGTGATAACGTTTTACGAAACTTCACGGCCTTGTAGGCCGGTATTCATCACCCGGATAGATTATGGTATCTACCGGGATTTTTTTGCGGACGAGCTGCTAACAACCTCTTGTCTACAAGAAGTCAATGCTATCAGCGAGAATATCAGTTTCAATACATTGAATTTCACCGTTCGCACTGAAACAGACATTCCGTTCGACTTCCAGAAAAAACAAAAGTTGGCCCTGTATTTCAATGGTCAACGGATCGGGAATTTCTATCTGAAGAACGGAGCCAGGAAAAACCGTACAGACTACCAGATGGACAGCCACGACGCCATTGGCGTGCTGGACGGCAATGAGTTTCCCGGCGGGGTATACACTGGTCAGTTGACCCGGGATGTGATTGACAAAATTTTTGAGGGTGAGGATTTCAACTATCTATTGGATGATTCCCTGGCAGACATTCCGCTGATCGGGTATATACCATACACGACGAAGCGCAATGCGTTGGTGCAGATTGCATTCTCAATCGGAGCCGTGGTGGATACCAGCAATTACGATGGTGTTCTGATCTATCCGCAGCAGACGGAAGTAACCGGGGAATTTTCGGAAGTCGATACATATGACGGCGTGACCATGGAACACAGTGACGTGGTAACTGGTATTCGGTTGATGGCGCATACATACCAGCAATCAGAGGATACAGAGGAGTTGTACAACGACACGCTATCCGGCACAGCTGAGGTAATATTTTCCGATCCTCATTACGGCCTGACAATTACCGGCGGGACATTGTTGAAGAGCGGGGATAATTACGCCGTGATCAGTGGAACCGGATCGGCGGTTGTGCTGACCGGAAAGAAATATATCCATATGACCACTGCGCTCCTGAAGGAGAATCCCACCATAGTATTCAATCGGAACATCAAGGAAGTATCTGACGCCACGCTTGTGCACCCTGGAAATGCTCCCGCGGTGCTGGAACGGGTGTATGAATACTACCAGCGTGCCGAAAACGTGACCGGTGACGTGCTGCTGACAGATAAGACGCTCGGGCAGGTAGTTGGGATTGATACGGGATATGACGGACGCCGGGAAGGAACGATTGAAAGCATTTCATACCAATTCGGCATTCGGGAGATTAAGGCGGAGGTGATCATCCATGAGTAAATATATTGACACGCTGATTTTCGACCGCGTGGCGGCCGACGTGCAGGAGATGAAAGACAAGGCATACATTGCTTATACTGACCTTAATCGTATTGAATCAGCCATAAAATGGGTGTCGTATGTACTCAACCGGTATGGCTACCAGAATGTGACACGCAACAAGCTCAACTGGAAGCCAGAGGACCGCCGGACAGACAGTGAAATGGATCGATTAAGAGCCAATCTGGTGGCAATCAGGGCGGCCTATTATACACCTTCCAGCACACCGCAGACGCCGGAAAAAATCACGTTCACATCGATCTATCAGGCCAATTTTGTGGAGCGTATCATCTATGATTTGGGGGTGCTGATAGAAGCGTCTTTCCCTGGACCGCGCCGGTTGGCGTGTAAACTGGGGCAACGAACGTTGGGGAATAGGAGGATAAGCCTATGAGTCTGAAAACCAATTATAAAGACGACAAGTTCGCCGGAAAGCGAATCTATAAGATGGATACGCTGGAAGGTGGACTTGTTACGCTGGAGGACCAGACCCAGTACCAGGAAGAGGGAGACATATTCTCCGCAGCAGATATTAATGCTACGAATACGGCTATCAATACCAACACAGAAGGACTTGCCAGGGCGAAAAAGATGATAGAGGAATTGCAAGATAAGGTTGTTGTGAGTCTGCCGGTATCGGGGTGGAGCGGAACGGCACCGTTTACGCAAACAATACCACTTTCAGGGATTAAGAGTACAGATAATCCCATTCCCGGAATGTTGTACCCGGATAACCTGACCGAGGACAGGAAAGCCCAAATTGATAAGAGTTCCAACATGATCACCGAGATTGAGACGCTGGACGGATCGTTAAAAGTGACATGCCGGTTCAAGCGGCCAACGGCCGACTTGATCTTGTCGCTGAAAGGGGTAAGCCTATGAAATTATCATTGCCATTTAAGGGGCAAAATGTTGACATTTCCAGCCTGACAGCTGCCCCCAGTGATGTGCGAAAAGGCAAGAAATATATTGGCTCAGGTGGCGACGATGAACGCATTGGAGAAATGGAGCGGATCGCACCGGTTACGCACAATCTGCCGCTGAATGGGGTATACAACATTCCGGCAGGTGAGCATACTGGACAGGACGTGATCCGCCAGGAATTGCCGATAATGGGAACGCAATATGTTGCACCTGGTGCTGGTCAAATTGTGATCGAATGCGCCGGAAAGTATATGACCGGGAACATCGTCGTTCAGGCCGTTGCGAATCTGACGGCAGAAAATATCAAGTATGGTGTTACGGTTGGAGAAGGGGAAGGAGCGGTCACAGGAACATGTCAGGGATTTTTCGATTAATTTGGAGGTGGATTATGGCAATATTAGCCTTGCGAAAAACTGGTGGCGGTGCAGACTTTGACCGGCTTACCGCAGTACCGAAGGACGTGGCCGCGGGGAAAAGGTTCCTGGGAGCTGGGAGTGATGAGACACAAGAGGGGACAATGCCCGTTCAGGGCAGCCCATCTATTATGTTGCCAGCAAACGGTAGTGTGACACTCCCGGCGGGGAAATATACAGGCGGAAAAGTATCGCAGCAGATTGCCACAATGGGTGAGCAGAGTATTGGACCCGGCGCAAAACAGATTACCATTAACTGTGCCGGAAAGTATATGACTGGAAATATTATCATACGCCCCACCAAAAACCTGATTATATCTAACATCAAGAAGAATCAGTATGTTGGAGGCGTTGGCCCAGGAATATGGGAAGGTTATGTCAACGATGATCCACTGACTCCGTATTTGTATGGCACGTTCTACGGAAACCAGGGGATTACATCAATGCGTTATACAACGTATCGGCAAGGGACCGGTAATGTTTCGCTGTCAAAAGACCACATAGCGGCGAGTGCTGGTAGTGGAGAAACTATCGCGTATGTGTTTGACCTTCCGATCCGCTTGGACGGCGTGAAATCATTGACCGTGGAAATGTCCGGTACGGGAAAAACTGCAAAAGTCTTGGTATGTCGCGGCCGCGCAACGGGATACATTGAAATGGTTACACAATCAGGATCATCCTTGAAATATGAGTATAACCCAGCGTTAGGAGATATCCTCCTTGATGGCACGATTGGTAGAAGTAGTGCCGGTGGTGACATATGGAATCAGCAGAAAACATTTGGGTTAAGCGGCTTTACAGGAAATGCCTATCTGTATATCGGAGCCTCGTCACCGGCGTTCTCGTATGACTTATATTTTGCGAAATTTAATACCTGATGGAGGGAGATTAAGATGGAAAAGGATTATAAAAAGACAGGTTGGGTAAATGGCTCTGAGCCAGATATGGACGCTGAGCATATGAACAATATTGAGGATGGAATCGATGGGTTATACCATCCCGTATTTGACGATTCCGGGACCGTGGAAGGGATCACGAACTTTCCGCAGTTCTTGTCCACGGTAGTCAATAAAATGAATCCGATTGCCTTCTACAAAAATTTCAAGGCTGGCATGGCTTTTGTACTCCATGCGGGGCAGTTAGTCAATAATGGATTGTGCAATGAGCCTGGGAAGTATCCGTTGGATGCGGCCTACGGAAAGACGTTGTACGATTATTATGATCGGCTGAATAGTGATTTAACTGAGTCCAAAAATGAAGTATTACTCTATTCTGGGAAGATAAAA